AACAATCTTTAGTCAACAATCATTATCTGGACATACGTATTGGGAAAAGATTCAAGAGTTAGCTTCTAGAATTGGGTATGCTGCTCACGTTATTGGCACTGAACTTCACTTTCATCCGTTAGATGTAATGATTGATAAGTTTATGACCACCATACCAACACTTTCTTATTTAGATGGAACACTTCCTCCTTTCTCTCAAATTGAAGACCAAACTTTAGATGTGTTTAAAGCAACGCTTACTGACTATTCCGACAGTCAAAGCAGCAAAAGAAAAGAAAAAAATGTTTATGGTATTGACCCAGTAACATCTAAGTTTTATTTTGCTACCTCTTCTCCAAATACTGTAGGAAAAAATTTAAGAATGGATTCTAAAGACCCTTTGTTTAAGGAAGTTATCAGTGGGGCTGTAAGTGGCAGTAAAGAAATGGCTCAAGTAATTGCAGATGCTCATGCTCAATTTGCTAGGTTCACTATGCACGCACGTGGTGCTGGGCAAGGTGACCCAAGAATTGCTCCTTTTAGAACAGTAGAAGTTGCTGGTACAGGAGATGAAACAGATGGATTTTGGGTTATTAAAGAAGCTACTCATTTTATTGCCCATGATGGTAGGTACGAAGTAGAGTTTCAGTGCATGACAGATGGACGAGGAAATTCTATATCAAGTGCTACCAGACCTTCAGCTTCTGGGTTAGTTCCTACAAGAAATATTGCATTGGAACTTGCAACAGGCAGTTCAGGAACTCCTACTTCTACTAAACTTAGCGGTGCAACAACTTTAGTAAACCAAACAGACACTGGGTTTAATGTAACTCCAAGACGATGGGTAGGTATGTGATGATTGAGAAAGCTATATCATTGCCATTTTCTGTAGACCCTTATGGAAAAATTTCATCAACAACTGAACAACCAAAAATATGGGCGGATAGAGTAAGGTCAGTAATTGGCACATCTTTAAGGGAAAGAGTTATGCGACCAGACTTTGGAGGAAAGGTTGCGTTTAAAGTTTTTGAAAATCAAGATGTAGCAGAATCGTCTGTTAAAACAGAAATAACTGAAATGTTTGGCTCTCAATTACCTTTATTAACTTTGCAAGAAGTGCAGACTAGTTTTGATGAATACTCTGGAACTATAAACACTACAGTTATTTATAAACTTCCTAATGACCAAATAACACACACTAACATTGGTGTTGTTTATATTTCTGGAAATACCCCACCTTATGAGGAGAACCTATGAGCGTAACACCAGCATCTGATATCCCTGTTTCAATTGACTATACCAGTAGAGACTATTACACACTACGAAACGAGTTAATATCACGAATTCAAAATAGAATTCCTGAATGGACAGCTTCAGACCCATCTGATTTTGGAGTTGCCTTAGTAGAAGCTTTTGCATATCTTGGCGACCTTATCAACTACTACATTGACAGAAACGCAAATGAAGCATTTCTTATCACAGCTACTCAACGTCAAAGTGTATTAAATATTGCTCAAACTTACGGTTACGTTCCTGCAGGATATAGACAAGCTTTTACTACTTTAGAGTTTACAAATAACAACACATCTGGAGTTACTATTCCAGCTGGCACAGTAGTTTCTGGAGATGTTGTTATAGGAGATACTGTTCAAACAGTTTACTTCACAACAGCAGATGCTCTTACAGTAATTGCTTCTGTAGGTGGTGTTCCTGGAACTGGAACTATTACTGCGTATGAAGGACGGTCTGTAAAGTTAGTCTCAAGTTCGACAACAACATACGGAGAACTAATTGGAACTTCTACAGGATTACCTGGTATGTCGTTCGACCTTTTAGAAAATCCTGTTGTTGACGGTTCGTTAGAGCTTTATGTTCAATCAGGAGCATCGTACTCAAAGTGGACACAAGTACAACACATACTTGATTATGGACCTAATGACTTGGTTTATACGACTTCACTAAACGATGACAACACTGTAACTGTTGTATTTGGAGATGGAGTATCTGGGGCTATTCCTACTCTTTATTCTGAAATAAGAGCTCTTTACACTGTTGGTGGTGGAGTACTAGGAAACATTTCAACAGACACAATAAACACTATCAGCTATGTACCAGGGTTAAGTGAATCCCAAACTACAGCTCTTCAAAGCACACTTTTAGTTAATAATACTGATGTAGGAATTGGAGGCTCAGACCCAGAGACAACAGAAGAAATTCGTGCTGCTGCTCCGTTAACTTTAAGAGCTAACAATCGTGCTGTAACACTTCAAGATTATGCTGACTTAGCACTATCAGTAACAGGAGTAGGTAAAGCTAACGCAACAGCATCGGTGTATACCTCTGTAACTCTATACATTGCTCCTACACGTGCAACTACAGATTCCGACCCAGCTCCAGGGCTAGATGGGTCAGGAAGTGTAACCTCAGAATACACTCGTTTAAAGTCTGATGTTCTGACATATTTGTCAGATAAAATTTTGTTAGGAACTTCAGTTACTGTTCAACCTCCTACTTATGTAGACCTATTAATCACTGTTAACTATACAAAGTTACCTCAATACACAGCAGCTGAAATAGAGACTGCTATAAAAGCTAAACTATTATCTGCGTTTGGTTACACTGGAATGAACTTTCAAGACGTAATCTACCCTCAAGATATTGAGTTTGTTCTTGCTCAAATTCCTGGAATTAAAAACGCAAAAGTTAACGTGCTAAAAAAGAATGGTCTTTCTATCACAACAGCAGCTGGTGACGGCACAAACGTAGTTTATACCCTAAACGATAATCCATCATTTGCAGTAGGAAGTACTGTCACAGTTACTGGACTAACTCCAAGTGGCTACAACGTAACTAATGCAGTAGTTACAGCAGTGGGAACAAACACTTTTACCATTGCTAACACTACTACTGGAAGTTCATCTGGAACTGGAACTTTAGATGGATTATTTATTATGTCTGGTGATTACTCAGAAATTTTCCGTTTTACACAGGCAAACATAACTGTTTCTGGAAGTTAATAAATGTCTCTAAGTAAAAAAACATTAACCCAACATCACGGTATATACAGAGGCATTGTTAAAGATAACAAAGACCCTAAAAGTTTACGAAGATTAAAACTTGTTGTCCAAACAACAGGTACTGAAGTTACGGATTGGGCTTGGCCTGTAGAACCTTCTAACTTTAATCTAGAAGTTCCTACTGTGGGTCAAGGTGTTTGGGTTATGTATATTGGAGGAGACCCAGAGTATCCAGTATGGGTTGGAACTTTTGGAACTAACCAAGGAAAAAACAAAAATATTTATGTAAAACCTTTAGATAACTCTGTCTCTTTAACAGGATTATCTAGTTATCTAGAGACAAAAGTCCTTAAAGACGGAACTACTACTGTTAATTTGACCAACACTATTATGCTTATGGCTAACAAATTAGCAGAATATGAAACACGAATTGCATCTTTAGAGACTCAGTTAAGCACTTTACACACCACTTTGGCTTCAAGAACCACAGCAGGACATACTCACACCAGCAATGGTTAGCAGTTAAGGCAGTAAATTTAGGGCAAATTAGCGAAAATAACCTCATAAGGTTGAAAGGATAACTAGTGACAGCATCGTACCCATCATCGGTTAAGTCGTTTACTACAAAAGTAGACTTCTCTGACACAGTCATTGCCGCACACGTTAACGACCTTCAAGATGAAGTAACAGCCATTGAATCTACTCTTGGCTCAAGCATAAAAACTGGCTCTGGTTGGGTTGGTTCTTTTGACCAAGTTACTACAAGCTGGTCCTCACTAAAAGACCGAATTGCAAATATTGAATACGGACTTAACTCAGCATACTCAGGCAAAATTCCTACAGGAGGAACTTCAGGACAAGTACTTACCAAGAACTCAGGGACCAACTATGACGTAACTTGGACTTCAGTACCGTCTACTCTTCCTTCTCAAACAGGTAACTCTACTAAATTCTTAACCACAAATGGAACTAGTGCTTCTTGGGTTAACTTAGATACTTTGCATTCTTTTTTGCTTGCTGGTTGTTAGGATAGCCCGTGTCAAAATACGGTAGTTTTCTTTACGGAAGTGCTTCATACGGATTAGCTCCAAAACTTTCATACTCAGTAGACCCAATGGGTATCGTGGTTTTAGATTTTTCATCTGTGTATATTTATTGGGCATCTCCTACTGGAACTTTTTCAAAAGTACGACTTGTAAGAAATCAAATTGGGTTTCCTGAAACAGAAGAAGATGGAATTGTAATTTGGGAAGAAACATCAAGTTCAGGAAATGTTTCTAGGTCATCGTTTATCGATGGTGTAGATAATCCTTCTTCAGTACCGTTGATTGCTGGAAGACCTGTTTATTACTCAGTGTTTTTGTTTACAGGCTCTAATGTATGGACTAAAGCTGGAGACGTAAGTGACTTAATTCCATCTGACCATGGGTTGCAAAAAAAGTTTATTGATTTAATACCTCGTGTTTTTACTAGCGATGTTTATAGCCCACTAGGTGTGCCAGATGAGGCATCTCCTTTATACAATTTTATTGATGGGCTTTCGTTTAGCTTTGAGCAATTTTTAACAGAGTTAGATTTAATCAGACCAAAGTACACAATAGATATTGCTTCCCATAAGTTACTGACTAGTCAATTTTTTAGCTTTGGCCTTGATATGGAACCAAGCACATCGACAAGAAGCCAAAAGATTTTGGCTAGAGAAAGTCGGTACATGTATGCCCATAAAGGCGTAAAAGATGGATTATCTACATACGTAGAAGCACTGACTAACTACGCACCTACTGTAACAGTTTCTCCAAATTTACTGCTTAGTGTTCAAGACAGTACTTTTTACCAAGCAATAGGAAATTGGCAAGTTAGTAATTGCACTCTTACATCTAGTAAGGACCAAGTTCCAGTTACAACTAGTTACGTTACCGATACGTTGTACACAGGCAAAGTAGTTGCAGCAGGAGCTGCAAGCATAACTCTTGGTGCAGATGACCCTATCAGAAAAGGTATCCCAGTAGAAGGTGACACCGCATACACATTTAGCTATAAAGTGAAATCACCTTCTAGTGCTGGAACTACAATACTAAGAGTTATTTGGTATGACAGAACAGGAGCTAGTTTAAGCTCTGACTTTGTGTCTGCACCAACTTCGGCAAACAATACTTGGCAAACTTTATGGGAATCTACAACGTCCCCTTCAAACGCTGAATACGCATCTTTTCAAATAACATTCAGTGCATCTGGAACCTATTATGTAGACCAAGTATACGCAGAAGAAAACTACAACCCTGTCAACACTTCTTACCAAGAAGCTCGTGCTATAGAAGTTTACTTAGCTCCAAATAAATCAAACTTTATTAAAAACCCTTCTTTTGAAGTTAACACTACGGATAGTTGGACTCTTTCTGGAAGTGCTACTGCCGCAATTGACACAGATGTTTCAACTGCGGTTTACGCAGGCACTCACAGTGCAAAGA